CGGGTAATGTAGCAGACGAACATAATAAATTAAGATTACCTCCACCCATATTACCACTCGTAAAAAGTGTGGTTAATGCACCAAGAAAACCACCAGCGTTGAATGTAGTAGGTAGTTCAACTAAAAACTGGTTTGCTCGAGCGAAGCCAAGCTTTGACGAAGCTAGAGATTTAAGCTGATCTATATTACTCATATTGCTTTCCTTGATTGTCTATATACATTGGCAGCATTTGACTTTTCCCAACTCGCTGTTGGTAGGAATGTTGCAATCTCCCATTCGGCTGCTGACACTCGTGCAAGTCTTGATTTAACATGGCCTGTCAAGTAATGTTTGAAACATGGTTGAAAGAATCTCATTTTAGATGAGGCTGTTAACATTTTATATGACATCTGAAACCGTGTAGTTTCATCATATTTTTTATTGTTAGTAATATCCAACAATGCATCAAGGAATTTAGCTCTCAATATCGGTGGTAGATAATGTAGGTTCAAACCATAAAAACCCTTCTCTGCGGGTCCTACGATGATAGCCAATGGAAATCGATCGTAGAAGGGCAGGGTCTCTTTAGTCTTTGGATCATAGAAAAACATGTTCATAGATCCAATGAGTGGTTGTTGTCTATTCACAAGCTTTACATCATCTGAGGTCATTAACTCTGTCCGATTCACTCTACGAATAGTTTGTGCTTTACGCCGAAACCAATCCTGCGCCTCTTTAGTTCTAGGATTGATACCGGCTCTAAACGCCTCGTAGCCAAGCTTTGCAAATAGATTACTCATACCTGTATTTATATCTTTTTCTTAGGCTTTTTGCGATATGGTTTCAATGGTTTTAGTGGTTTAAGTTTACCGGGCTGGTCCTTCATTATCCCCATCGACTTGAGTGTATTCTCTGTCCAGATCTGGAAAGTCCATCCTCTATCCTTTGCATACTTATTAGCAGCTTCCCACTTATTCATATTCTTTACATAGGTCATGGCTTCACCTATGTATCTCTTACTTTTATTAGGATTCTTTGGAACCTTTGTTTCTTTGTCCGGTTTAACTTCAACTAAGATTGTTTTACCGTCAGTAAAGTTTATCTTCAAGTCCACAAAGTAACGGTGCATCTTCTTGTCCACATCCCAGAAATATGGTACAACAGTTTCTTCTGAACTCCAAGATTTAACAGAAGGATTGCTATCGCACCACATAAAGCAAAGTTTTTCCCAATGAGATCGATAAGTCACTCTATCCGGATCACCTTGATACTTCTTTATGTTCGGTTTGTATTTGCCAGAATACGCCATTTTTCGTTATAAATAGTTCATATATTTCTTATTTATAGGACGTTCATATGGAAGATCCCAGTTACATTACGAAACCACCAAAACAAGGCCGAGGTAGACAAGACGGACCTGGGGGAGCACAAGAAGGACAAGATAGATTAGAATATTTAAGATCTAAATCTTCTAGTGGAAATACTACTGATATTCGAAAAGCAAATGATATTATTGACTTAGGTAGTGTAGGGAAAAAAGCTCTAGGTTCATTGTTTGCAAAGGGAGGTTTCTTAAATCGTAGGGGTGGTGCGAAATTAATGTATCCTTTGCACAATGAAGTAAACCACCCAGCTAAAATTAAATTCACCACATATAAGGCAAATGCATATACGATTGATCCTAAAGCGATTGCAGAAATATGGGATGTTCCACTACTTGGTTGGGGTGATGATAAAGCAAGAACATTGAAAGAAGGAAGAGGAGATAAGACTGAGCGTTACACTGAAGGTGAAGGTGATGGAGGATTTGAAGGTGATGATGACGGTCAAACTCGAACTGCAACAGTAGGAGGTTCTAATCAAGGTGGCGGAAGAGGAAATATGCAATCCACCTTAGAAGGATATCGCAAAGATAAGGAACAAGAAGCAAAAGATGACGCTATTAAAGGTGCTAATATTCCTGATAATACAAATATACAAGCTAAAATAGTAAGTGATGTTCCGGCTATTGAGTTATACTTTCCACAGTCTTTAACATTCAATGATGATGTAAATTACAATCAAGTAGATCTTGGCCCTGCTGGTCTTGCTGGTGTTTCAGCATTGAATGCCGGTAAATCTTTAGTAAGCGCAGTTGGTAAAGGTATTAGCGAAGGTGTTGAGTCTGTATTTAACTTAGCCAGAGGTACATTAACCAGTGAAGCAGCACAGGTTGCTGGAGCTCGTGCAACTCAGTTTATTCCTAAAGAAGGAATACGCGCAGCGATTACTACGGCGACTCAAACTGGTATTAATCCGGGAACAAGGTTGCTTTTTGACAAACCAAACATACGTCAATTCTCATTTACATTCAAGTTGATTGCTACATCTGCTCAAGAAGCAGATCAAATAGAATCAATCATTAGAGTATTTAGATCTGAGATGTACCCTGAAACAATTAATATTGGAGCTGGTATACCGGCCGGTTATAAGTTCCCTCATTTCTTTAAGATTGAATTTAGTATGCGTGGAGCTGATATGAAAGTTCCTGCTTTACAATACTGTTATTTACGAAGTGCACAGGCTTCTTATAATGCTACTTCAATGACATTCCACGATGATGGCCATCCTACAGAAATTGATCTTACTCTAGTATTCCAAGAGTACAGAGCACTAAGCAAACAAGATATTCAAAAGGGTTACTAATGCAGTACTTCAACAAATTTCCCCGTGTTTTCTATGTTTTTGGTGATCAGGAAGCACAAGGCACTGGTAAAATATCTACTGAGTTAGTCCAAGATATATCGGCGTATTCAGATATTCTAGATAGAATTGCTGACAATATTGCATTTCATACTTTCTACAATATACAGGAAGGCAATAGACCAGATCAATGTTCATACGATCTTTATGGTACACCAATTTATCACTGGACATTTTTTCTCTTAAACGATCATTTAAGAAAGCAGGGATGGCCTGTAACAAATGAAGAGATAAACAAAAGAGCAAAGTTAGACTTTCCACATTTTACATATACAACAACCGATTCACTTACAAACACTCATAAAGTAGGTGAAACAGTTGTTGGCGCAAACACAGCTTCGAGAGGAACTGTACTTCGTAGAAATCTAGATCTTGGTCAAGTTACTGTTGATGCGCAATCGGCATTCTCTGTAGGTGAGGCAGTAAGTAACGTGTCTGCCGCGGTTACTACACAAACAGTAACTACTACCGGTGCTTCTGCTGAACATCTATCTGCACACCACTATGAAAATGCTGACGGTGAAATAGTGGATATTGATCCAGCCGTTGGGCCAGGAGCTCTACTTACTGAGGTGACACATCTAGACAGATACATAAAAGACAATGATAATCTAAAACAAATTAAAGTTGTAAAACCAGATCTTATCAATCAGGTTGTTTCACTCTTCAAACAGGCTATTAATTCATAATGTCAAGTAATACCGAAGCAGTAAAGGGCTATGCTCTTGAAAGTGTAATAATCAATTCTTCTAGATTTTTAGACCGCGGTGGTCTAGAAATTATGGGTAGTGTTACTGATATTGAAATTTTCGAGAACCTAGAGAATAACTATCTTACTGCTAAGATTGCAATTGTTGATTCTTTTCGTATGTTCGATAGACTTGACTTTCAAGGTGCCGAAACGGTAACTATATTATTAGGACAATCTGAGAATCCTAATCTACCGAAATCAATTACAAAAGACTTTATAGTACACAAGATTATTTCCGCAAAGAAGATTAATGAAACATCAGATGTTATCTTTTTGAACTTAATTGAATTATCTGAATATCAGTCTAATTTAATTAACGTAAATCGAGCTTACAGCGGTAGTCCGATTAGTATTATGTCTGCTATTACAGAAGAATATCTCGGTACAAGTATTAGTGAACATACCTCAGCAAATACTTTTCAAGATAAAATGAAAATGATTATACCTAATCTGACACCACTAAGAGCACTCAATTGGATTAAGTCTCGCCTTACAACTGTTGATGGATTACCTACATATTTGTTTTCTACATTTCAATCGGACAAATTATTCTACAGTGATTTGAATGCTATGCTTTCGCAACCTCCTATTAATCCAAAAATGCCATTTCTCTACGGTGCTGCTGAAGATTTTTCTGAGATCTCGAATGGTCAAAAAATGATTCCAATAAAAGCATACTCACTTGAAAATAACGATGACATGTATAGTAGAATACGTGAAGGTGTAGTAGGATCTAAGTATTCATTCTATGATAGTCTAACCGGAACATATCGATCACACTCTTTTAATGTACATGCTGACGCAATATCACAGTTACAAGTAAAAGAATATGAAAGGCCTACATTTGCGAGTGACTTTGAAATAGATGGAAGATTTTTGCAGTCATATGAATCAAGACACATATCACAGTTAACTACATCTGGTGCTTATGAAAACGGTGATAATAAATTTAGATCTATAGATCAAGAGAATGATGCATCTGACTATAATAAAAGAACAATCGGTAAATCTCTTAAAAGCTTTTTAACAAAAACACCGATTACAATTATTATTGACGGCCGAGGATTTATTTCTGGAGATTACCATAGAACAATAGGAAACACTGTACGAGTATTATTCTTGGCTAACAGGCCCAATAATTCAGAAGTCAAAGTAGATACAAAGAAATCAGGTGACTATATAATATATGCGGCAAAACATACACTTGCTGCAGAAAAATATCAATTGTCATTACAGTGTGTTAAAATATCTTCCTATGATGAAGACGGAATAATGGGGATTCTTTCATGAATTATTATGGCGACAAGTCTCGTTGGTTTATGGGTACTGTTGTAAATATTAATGATCCATTGGAGCTCGGTAGAATCAAAGTAAGAATCTACGGAGTGCATACTCATAATCCGGCTGATATTGAAGATGGCGATTTGCCATGGGCACAAGTCGTTATACCAGTAACAGAGGGTGGATCTTCGGGTATAGGAACTAATATTGGTATTAAAGTGCAAGCTCAAGTATACGGTATCTTTCTTGATGGTATGGATTCTCAGTTACCACTTGTACTTGGATCTGTACCAAAATACGAAAGACCAGTAACTAGAGAGAGATTAGATATATCATCATCAGTAGCAGATCAATTACAGCACAACGAGAAAGTTAATTATCCTCCCGGCATTGGTCCAATAAAAGATAACACAGATGTTGATAACACATTCTTAGTCGGTGCTGATAATATTGAAAAATCTTTTAATTTCTTTCTTACGAAAGAAGGAGGAGGATTTGAACCACATGTTGCCTGTGGTATTATAGGAAACTTTTTTGTTGAATCTGCAGCAGTACTAAATAAAGGAGATCTAAATACAGTAGCTCAATCTGCACCTCCTGAAAGATCCTTTGGTATAGCACAGTGGAACTCTTCAGCAAACGCAGGTTTTCGATATCAGAATTTGCAAGCATTCGCTGGTCAACGTAATTTGTCATGGACAACTTTATATGCTCAACTACTGTTTACTATAAAAGAACTCAACGATCATAAAACATATTATCGATATGCAGAATTAAAGAGAGCAAAAACAATTGAGGATGCTACTTTTATATTCGAATCAAGGTTTGAAAATCCAAAGATTAAAAGACAGCAGGATCGAGTCGATGCGGCCGAAGAAATATTTAGGAGACTGTGTACATAATGTCTATTATTAGAGATAAAGATGGCAATGCGATTAGTAACAATCGACTAAAACCAGTCAAACGTATTCCTCTTAAAAATAAACAAAAAGAAGTAAGAGAACTATCGGCTGCCGAAAAGGCACAAGAAAAAGCACGTCAGAGACAGGCTCTTAAACTTTTTGGTGAACTCGCTGCCGGTTCTGCTACCTTTGGTCAGACTGTATCCGGTTTTGCATCACTGGCGGAATCAGCGAAACCACGTGGTAAGAAGAAAGATCCTACACCGTCAAAGATGGGTAGTGGTGTACCAAACGTTACAAC